TTCTGTCCTTAAACTGCAATGTTGAAGAACCCACCCCATTAATCGCTCCAACACCCAGGTTGCCGTTTAGCGGCTGGATGATTCGGTAAGAAATCAACAGCGTGGTATTTGCCGGGACTATTCCGAAACTATGGTTTTTGGTCAGCCTAGTGGGATCGAATGTGGTGTCAGTAATGTATGACTTCCCAAATGTGTTGACTGCTACGCTCTGTGGGCTTGCTACAACGTTTGTGGCGCCAGGATCCCCACTTCCAAACTGTAGGAAGGTGCCTCTAGGTCCAGTATCCATGATAAACTTTCTTGATACAAGAAGAGGCTTGATAATTGACGGTACATTGTCCGCCTGGAAGTTATCGTTTTTCAGTTCTTTATAAACCATATCTTGCGCCAAGTAATCTACTTCGAAGAACTCGTTACCTTCTGCATCAAAAACGCTTATGACTTCTGCGATTTCTTCGTTGGCTATTTTGACTTTTAAGAATCTTTGGTAGGCTCCGACGGTGACGCGTCGGAAAGCTAGCTGGCCAGACACTACGTTTCCATAAGCTTTAATGGCGTAGTATGTGGGGGCGCCTGTGGAGGCGTTCACGCGGGCAACTACAACGTCATTCTTGGGCTCTGAGAAATCAACATCGTCCGTAAGGATAAATCCAATGCCTGCGGTTGATGAAAGACGGGCGCCTTTTGGAAGGATCGGAATATAAGCAGTATCAGGGCCCAAGCCGCCGACTTCGGCCGGCACCATAACGAAGAGCGCCACTGTTCCATAAGTAGAGGAACGGCCGCGGTTCTTATAGCCTAAAGCAGCGCCGTGGCGTAAGATATTGTTTCTATCAAATGAAGTATCTAGAAAAGCCTCATTGACATTGTAATCCAGGTAAAGAGATAGCTGGTCGCCAACGTAAGCAACCGCATCGACCATCATAGCACCAAACGAACCTTCACTAAAATCTTGAAACTGTGTTGGGTAAAATCGTTCCGCCAATTCTATAAGATCGTTGCGGATACCGCTGAATTCACGGTTAAGATAATTGATAGGAGTGTTTTTCTTGGTGTTATCTGGCATTATTATTTTCCTTCACCTATTAAATAGTAATTTCTAACATATCCCTGGTGTTCAAATTCGGAATATTATAAACTAGTTGCACTGATAGCGAGTTTGGGGCGTCCGAAGGCACTGCGATTGTCATATCGATAATCCTTACAATTGGCAAATATCTAGCAACCTGTTCCTCTATTCTACTTTGAATGTCGCTTTGAATTCCAGTTGCGGCAAATTCGAACAGATATTTAGATAACCCCACTCCATAATCAGGAATCATGACTCTCTCACCGGGAATAGTAAGAATAAGCATTTTAAGATTCTGCTTTACCATTCGTCTAATGGTCTTTATTGTAGTAAAACCGTTTCCAGAATCCTGTGTTATTGGAAGACTCACTCCGATAGAAGACATAATGTTACCTTTTCCTGTAATTATTCGCTATTTCAGTTCTTATCACACAAATTTCCATTTGCATCAAAGGGGTTCGCTCGAATCTTGTTACGTTTCCACCATGGAAGCAATTTAATCGCTGGGCTGGGGAACATGCTACCCTTCAAATTCTTAAGGAAGAATTTGCCGAAATCAAGCTTAAAGTGAAACGGGCTGAAGTCCTTAGAGTAATAATAAGAACGGAACATCTGTTTAAGTCTTGCTTTTGAGTTTTTAAGCAGTACGCGGTCCCATTCATCCCAGGTCACAACAAAAAGTCCAAAGATCCACTGTGGGCTTCCAGGGACGCCTGCTAGGAATCCGGGCTGCCGATCTTCATAGTTTGCCCAACCCTCTCTAGAATTGTCGTAGTTAGGCGTGTAATCCCCTTCTTGAGCGTCCGGGAAAGTCGCAATCATGCCAGGAATTGTTTCAATAGTGCGGTCAGAGTTGGTGGGGCCCCACCAGCCGGGTTTTCCTAGCCCCTCCTCCACAGTAACCTGAGCGATTGACGGCAAGAATCCCAGATCATTGTAGATTGCCATGGTAGAGAGTGCCTTTGGCATTGGGAAGATATACTGTGTAAGCATTCTAAACATAGAATCATCTACCAAATGACGAATAAGACAGAATAGAAGCTCGCTGTTGCCTTCGAGAGGCTGAACATCTGTAACCTTAAGATCGAGTGCGTCAATTTCAACGCTAGTTATTTCATATTTTTGTCCGTTTATTCCGATAGAGAACAACAGTCCATGTCGAACACCTAGTTCACCGGTGATTCCAATCTCTTTCTCTTCACCAGTCACTTCATCAGTCTCAGTAAGCAGTTGCATAGTACCAGGGTAGTGGTCGGAGATGTTACCGGATGATTTGCTTCTTATTGTATCTATGGCGGCAGTTGGATTTTTCTTGTTGCCGTTAATGGAGATGTACTTCTCAACAATAAAGGGTGTTTCCGTACTAGTAAGGACATAGTTGGCCCCGGAATCGTATTCCTGTATATCTCCGATTGGAACAACAATTTTGTTAGACCATGGTCTTAAGACCGCTTGATCTTCGCCATCTTTCTGATATTCGCCAGCAACATAAACGGGGGTTCCGTCATCGTCTTGCTGAACATGATAGTACCCTGTATACATCTCAGCAGTCATTGAATCGCTAAATTCGTTTCCTGCTGTATAATACCCTTCACCGCTCTTGGGAAGTTCTGTAAGTTCTTTTTCAATGGTCTTGTGTAGATCGAGATCAATGCCCCCTTGAGACTTGTTTGTTAAAACGTAGTATCCCAGTCTTTCATACTTCGGTTGGCGGTCCAGAGTCTTCAGGTTGTCCGTGAAGGTGGCGCCCATTTCTTCAAGTTCCATCATAACGAACTCTTTGAGAATCAACTTGGCGTCTTCCTCTGTGGCCTGCACAGTTTCAAAGTTCTTTTCTTCACGGTAGCTGTCGAGTGTTTGCCACCACTTAGTGCTGCCGGATTCTTTCGCATCTTGTAAATCTGCTCTGGAAGGATACTGATACTGCTCCTGCATGTCGTTTAATCTGGTTAGAGCGGCACGTATTTCTGGTTTCGGAGACACAATACGCTCCTCATCAATATATCTTGAGTAGGTCTGGACGGCCATTTCCAGGAACCCGTACCAGAATTCTTCGTCCTTAAATGGGTTAAAGAACTCAAAGAATCCATTTTGAGCGTCCTTGAGCGACTTCTCCATGTCTTCTACTATAAACTGAGCGTAAAGGCTACCGAATGTTTCTCGGTGGTGTGTTGGGTTAAATACAGAAAACAATGCCGATGCTTTTAAGAAATGAGTGGTGACATAAATCCTGCATGCGGCGCGAATAACGCCCTCGATTCCCGCGACCGAGGGGCGCTCAAGGATTCTATTGTAAGGCACCTGGAGCGTGCATTCGTTTTCGTTGGCGAGACGGGGGTCTTCTGCAACCTTGTTATAGTTGTCATTGACCTCTTCCTGTATTCCATCAAAATCTACCATCTCCTTCTTGGACGGCTTGCAGGGACTGGTTTCGGGAAAAAGGACTTCAGCCATCCCCATCCAGCCTTCGTTCTTCTGGGGCTTGATATAAATCGGAGGCGAAGTATACGTGCCTCCGTATGTGCTTGGATTGAGATAATATGCTCTAATCTTCTTAGGAGCGTTTTTGTTCTCGTATTGATCTCGGCTTAATCCCATGATTGCGTCTGAATTGCGCAAGCTACGCAAGCCATCAGGATTAAAGTTTTTAGTTGCAGTGGTATCTACTTTTTTAATGGAACCATATAGAGTACCGCCAGGAACCAAATCATAGTATACTCCATCAACATAGGCGTCTGTTACCTGATTATCATCGACAACATATTCTATATCTTTCTGGGATAGGTCATCAAACTTGGCGCCATAAGCCCAAGCTGCTTTGTTGCCTGCAATCTCGGCTTTAATGTCGTTTGTAAACTGTGACATATAGTCTTGGATGAAGGCTCTTAACTGGCCTTTTGTGGGAGCCTCAAAAGATGAAACCTTGTCTAATAGTTCATTTAGGAGGACCACAGGGGGAGTGTGATCTTGGTGGGTTTCGAAGCAAGACGTAAAGTTAGGGAACTCGGACAATCGTGTGCCATCATCCTCGTAGAAATAACCCAGCGTATCATCTACCGCCAGGAATTCAAACAACATGTCTTGAATTAAAGTTTCGGAGCCGGCTTCGGCGCCGGTGGCCATGGCCGCCTCATTTAGCATTTCATAAATAAGGACTCGATTTGCATCCAGTGGAGCAGTAGGTAGCCCCTTGTTGGTATAGGTCCCATCGGCTTTCTGTACTATATCGGATAGATAAAGTCCAATATTGTAGCCAACTCCAAATTGGCCTTCCTTTGCGGGGTCCCAGTCTGCTTGACCATCGAAATTGTCACGGAATTCCAAATGAAGATCTGGCGTACTCTTTCTGGGAAGGCGTTCAAGTCGTATAAAGCC